AGAATAGCAAAATGAATCCTCCTAATCCAATAAACAATATCCAAAATAACGACCATTTTTCTTCATTTTTCATAACTATTATTTTTGTAGTCAGGACAGGATTCGAACCTGCACAATGATTTTTTTTCTCAAGCGTTTTCCAATTTCGCCACCTGACCATAATAAAAAACATTAGTAGCGTTGTTCTTACCAAAAACTTACGTTTCAAAGGTTTATCCTTATCTACTAATATAGTTGTAGTCAGGACAGGATTCGAACCTGTAACTTCTCCCCTTGTAGATTACGTTATCCAATTACGCCACCTGACTATTGTTATTGTTTTAAAAGAATTGTAAATCTTCAGGTCTTTCACCTTTATTCCACACAGCAATAAGTTCATCCGCTTCTATTTCAATTTCATCAACTAAACATTCCACATAATAGGTTTGCAATGACAAATCTCTTTTACTAGATTTTAAATCATTAACAACTTCTTTAATGGTGTTATATCTTGTGTTTTCTGTTCGACCACTTGGGTCAATTATTTTAAATCTTTTCATATTCTTTTTTTTATTATACTTAAATATATAAACTTTATTTCAAAGTACCAACCTTTTTTTTGTAGTCAGGACAGGATTCGAACCTGTATGTTTCAAATTTTTCTACACCTAAAGTGTCTTGGTTTCAAACAACATCACGTTATTTGAGAAACTATAAACCAACTTCTTTGCGTCTACCATTTCGCCACTTGACTATGTTTTTATGTAAACAGATACAATAGAATTAGTATAAAAGGTAATATAACATAAAAACCAATTGGGTCAAACGGGTAAAGTATTTTTTCTATTTCCTTATGTGTGTTAATAAACATTTTTTTCATAATTAATTATTGTTGTTAATTATTAGTAGTCAGGACAGGATTTGAACCTGTATGGGTTTCATTGTACTTCTTACTACCCAATTTTTCATAAACATCACAATAGATTTTTGCCCATTGTAACCAAGTACCAATTACCTTACTTGTTAGTTCATTAAGCGTCTACCATTTCGCCACCTGACTATTTGCTTGTTTTTCCAAGCTGTCAACAAGCCTTGAAACTTACCTACGCACCGTGAGGTATCTTGTGTATTCGTTCGCATTGCCTAATCATTGAGCGCTTTTGCATTTCGGCTGCTGTGCGTGTCATTATTTTTAATTGTTGTTAATTTTTTATAGATTATTTTTCTAAAAAATTAAACAATAATATTATAAGAGCAACTGGTATGGATATTATTAAAATAATAAATTCTATAATTAACCAAACTTTTAACAGATACCATTGTTTTTCTGGGTCTTTAACTAAAGAAAATAAAAACAAAAGTGTTGGTATAATACTAAACACTGTCCAAACAATTAATATTGTTTCCATAATTTATTTTATTTTTTTTTTATTATTGTTTCTATTATTTTTTCATACTGTTAAAATATATATCTTATTACATTCCAAGGAATTATTTCATTATGAATCTTTTTAAATTCATCAATGTATTGGTACTTTAGATTGTGTTTGTAACGTATATTAATACCTCCATACTGAGAAGTTTTATTTTCTTGTATTTCAGGATTCCATAACAAATCTTCACCTTTTACATTATTATTTAAATTATCAATATGTTTATTCTTATTATGAGTAAGAAATATAACTTCACTTTTAACTACATCTTTATAATCTACATAATCATTAACCATTTGAAATAAATCTTTATATTCTTCTAACCAATTATCAGTTACAATTACAGGAGAAAAGTTAATATGAACGTCATAACCTGCATCTATAAATGCATCAATAGCTTTAATTCTATCAACAATTTTACTTGTATTAGGTTCTAATAAATCAGAATATTTTTGTGGCATTAAACTAAATCTTATTCTTATTTTATTTTCTGGATTGTAATCTAATAAATTTACATTTACATACTTAGTAGCAAATGAACCCATAGCTTTAGGACTATCTTTAAAAAAGTCAAAAATATATTTCCAATTATGATATTTTAAATGTAAAGCAAAATCTTCATTACAACTTATATCATATGTTATCAATGAGTTATGAGTTTGATTAGGTTTGTCTACAATAATAAACATTGAATGATTATTAATAGCTGTTAAAATGTCTCCTGTATTTTTAGCAATATCTAATCCTTTAGGTTTATGGCGTTTCATATAACAGTAAGTACAATTAAATAAACAGCCATGACCAAAGCTAGGTGATATAAAGTCAGTACTTCTACCACTTTCTCTAATAAGCATTGATTTTCTGTTAATTTTTTCCATTTTTCATTTAATTTAAAATCAGCAGAAGCAATTTTAAGCGATATTCTGTTTTCTCCTTACCCCACACATTTTAATGTATGCTTTAATTGCCACTCTTTCGAGTATCTGATAATTATTTTATATTTCTTGTTCAGCTTTTATAAGCAATTCTGCTTTTTTAGCATAAACTTCTTTTCTTACAATCAATTCTTCATCTAATTGTTCCAATAATTCTGAATGTAAGTCACAAATATCAGAACATTTTTTTACTTGATAAAGAGCTTTTTCTTTAAAATTGTAATATTTGTTCATTAAAGAACTTGATATTTTTCTAGCTTCTATTAATTCATTATCAGTTAATGTATTAATGTTTACTAAACTACCATCTTTCTTTTTCCAAAGAAGTTGGTTTTCATTATCTTTTGCTTGTATTTCTACGCCTTCCATCTAATTTTTTATTTAAGGGTTATTTAAAATAGGAAAATAAAAGGGGGAAATTAATCCCCCTTTATTAATTAAAATGCTCTTTCTGCATCTGCTGGAGCTAAACTAATAGCTTCAGTATTTGCAACAGTTGCGTTGTTTTGCTTCAAGTTACGATTTGCGTAAGTTGTTGCGTCTTCATTACTAAATACAACACAAGAATATTGAGTAACTTCTCTGTCACCAATAATATAAGGAGTTGTTTGGAAAGTATGGAAAGAACCTTCAACGATGTCATTTACAGCAATGTTACTAAACAAAGCATCAGCTTTAATTAATACACCATCTTCTGTATGACCTTCACCCCAGATATTTCTTGTTCTGTTGTTGTTATTAGATTTAACAGTAACATCTCTACCATTTAATTTGATAGTTCTGTCTAATTCCTTAAATACTACTACTTTGTAAGGACGATTGTTTTTTGCAGTTTTAGTTTCCGAAACTGATACGACTTGGATTAAATTCATAATTTTGATTTTTAAATTGTTGTTAATTGTTTTTAATTGTTTTTGGTTTTTGAAATAAAATAAAACTTTGTGTTTCTAATCTACATATCATCTATGAAACACAAAGTTTTAAATTAATTATTTTGTAGGTTTAGTTCTTCTAGTTGTTTTTTTAGGAGGTTCAGGTGTTTCTTCTTCTTTTAAAGAAACGTTTGTTCTAACTCCTTCTGGAAACAATTCAGTACCTAATTCTAAAAGGTCTAAAAAGTTTCTACTCGCAGCTTCAGCTTCATATTGTGCTTCAAGAATAGCTTGAGTGTTAATAGGAAATTGACCTTTTAATGTTTCAAGTCTACTTTCAGCAGCCAAATTGCGTTTTTCAGCATCTAAAGCATCTTTAGTTAATTGTAAATGAGCTTCACGAGCATTCATTAAAGCTTTTCCAGCATCTTTGCTAGCAGTTGATTGCTGTAATCTTTGTAAATAATTCATAATTTTTAATTTTTAATTAAAGTTTTGTTTAAACAATTTATTTTATCTAAAATAAATTTAGAATAAACGATTTTTTGAAATGTTGATTTTAATTTTTTATGTGCTGGCATAAAAACTTCCTTTTCAACTGAAGGATAAATAGATTTAAAATCAGAAGCAGTCTTGCTTTTTTTATACCAAACTGATTTTAAATCATTTACTGTCTTTTTTCTTATTAAGGTACTCATTTTATTTAATTTTAAATTGAATAACCAATTTTAAAATACGCAATATTTCCTTTAAGTATAGCAGTATAAACTGTATACTTTTCCATTAAATAAGATTTAATTGCTTGAAATACGCCATGCGTACTAATGTTTAAGGTAAAATTTCTAATTTTTTTCATAAAGTTTAATGTTTAATCCTCCCCATTGAGGAAGATTGTTTGAATAAT